AGCAGTCAATGGCTCTGGCACAGCAGGAACAGAATATTACGCTGGCACAGTGGCTCATCCGTACTTTATTGCCACAACAAACACAGACACTACCCAGACCATAACTGCAAGAACTGTGGCTGGGACGACAGCTACAACTGCCCTAAACGCTCTTGTAACTACTACAAATGAAACAACCCTTTCTTGGGCTGACACAACTTATGGAGGGGACACAGGAGACAGTAATCCAGCAGTAACAACGGCGGCCGCCACGATTACTATTGGCACAAGAGTTTATACAGCGGTTTTAGAGCTTTCTGAAACATCAGGAGCGACCGCAGTCGCAGACCAGATATTGTGGGTAACAACCGAGGCGGCATTCTTAGATAACGTCAAGAAGGCGATAAACGCTTCTGGTGTAGCCGGTACAGATTACTCCACAGGAACTACGTCAAACTATGACGTTGAGGCCACAACGAACACGGATACACAGCAAACATTTGTCTATAAGAGACTTGGAATAGTTGGTAACGCATTGGCAACATCAACTACCTTGGCTAATTATGCGTTTGGAGCAACCACATTAGCATCTGGGGCCGGAGCAACGGGACGACAAATGCACTCAACGATTACCCTGGCAGTAGCCGAGAGATATATTCCATTTTATAAGGAATCTTTTAATGATGGACTGTATATCACAGCAGGTGGAGCAGTAGACTACACAGTTATTTATATGTAACGTTTAAAACTTTAAAAGCATCACAAACCTTTGGGGAGGTCAGCTGGCTTCCTGAATAGTTAAGTGATGCTTTCTATTCAGTGGGCTAACCGACTTCCTTAAAGGGCAGTCGGTTTTTTATGGTTATCACACCTAAACAAAAGTGTGCTGAGTTATTACTCTCACAATAATAAAAAGTTTCAGAAGCATTGAGTTTAAATGGTTTATCATTTCAACCAAAGTTATGATTCTTTAAAATCTTATGACAGACGAAATTATAAATGACGATATAGAAGATGTCATTCCTGTTCCCGAAATCCCAAAAGTGGAAGACGGGCAAGAGGATAAGACAGACTACAAAGCACTTGCCGAACAACAGCGAGAAATTGCTGAAAAAAATCGTGGTATTGCTCAACGCAATAAAACGAGAGCCGAAAGGTTTAAAGCAAAAGGATTAAATCCTGATGGAAAACCAGAGGAAAAAGGCAAGCCTAATGTAGGCAAATCAGATGAGCTTGATTATGGGCAGTTAGCATTTTACAACTCAAAGTCAGATTCAATTAAAATTGAGACTGATGCAGAGATAGCGTTCCTGAAAAAAACCATTGAAGAAACAGGAAAACCTCAAAGTTCAATCCTTAACAGTAAATGGTTTCAATCTGAACTTAAAGAAATGCGCGAATTAAAACAGACAGCTGATGCTGTACCCTCTAGTTCTAAAAGAGCTAATCAATCTTCCAAAGATAGCGTTGATTACTGGGTGGCTAAAGGCGAATTGCCTCCGGCAGACCAGCAAGAACTTAGAAGAAAAGTTGTCAATGCGAAAATGAAGAAAGATGAAAACAAGGGAATGTTTTATAACTCATAAGAAAAGCCATTTGATAATTACTAATTAAATTATCAAAAAAATGGCAGTAGTACCAAAAGAAGAATTTGAGACAAAGTTACAGGAGAGATTGTCTGCTCCTACTAAGTGGAAAGAAGTTTGCTTAGTTAAATATACAGACTCAGGAACATTACATAATCCATATTTGACAGACTCAACTGTTGGAACTGGAACTCGTGGAGTTGGTTATACTTCTACCGCAGTTGCAACCACAGACCAAGAGGTGTCAATTACAGATTACGTATATTCAGCACAGCACATTGATAGAGCAGATTTAGCGCAAAAGACTTTCACTAACTGGATGGAAATTGCAGACAATATGGGCATTATGCTGGATGAAAAAATGGAAACATTGATGCTTGGTGAACACGCACAATGGACAAATTTTGACAATGCTTCAATAGGAGGAACAGCCGGAGATATTACAGTAGCAGTTACAAACGTTGACGATATTATTCGCGCAATGAAGACTGCTATCAGAACAGCCGGTGGAGAAGAACTAGCCAACAGGAATGGTATGTTCATTCTTTGGAGAGAAGCAGACTTTGAGAAAGTTGAAGCATTGGCTTCGTCTCAAGGTTACAACACAGCAGACGATGCTCTAAAAAATGGTATCAAGCAGGGCTTTAAGTATGGAGGAGTAGAACACTATTCATCTTCAAAGCACACCGCAGGACACGTTTTTGGCGGAGTTAAAAAGGCTTTCAACGTTGGTGTCTGTAAGTCAACCTACGGATTGATGACAGAAATTACCAATCCAGTTGTAAGCACCGCACAGATTTCAGGTATTGGATTGGAAACACGTATTGACTCTAAGTTTAAAGCTTGGGCAAAGATGGTTCCAGTTTTGTTTGACATCTTAGTAGCTTAGTAAAAACCTTTATGCACGGGGGAATAAATCCCCCCGTGCGTAGAGGGAGAAATAAAATTAAATAACAAAAAAAATGCCAGTACCAAATGGATATAATCCAACATTTGAAGGCGGAATAACCCTGGGAAGTACCGATACTGCCCCGACTACAAGAGTCTATGGGCAAATATATTCCAACCAAACAGGTTCTACGGTTCAAGTGTTGAAGGTTCACAATCACGATACTACATCTGGCATAGGTTCTTACGAAGGCAAAGCTGATACAGCAAGTACCAGCGGAGCATTCTATGGCCTATGGCAAGATGCCAATATCGGGGCAACGGGAACAGGAAGCGCAACAGCAATTTTGGGTGTTGCAACAGTTGAGGCGACCAAAACTGTAACGGGCGGAACACTTATTGGAACTTACGGACAAGTAAGAGCTGACGGAACAGTTGCAGGCTCAGCTTTAATGGCAGGTCTTTATGGACTTGTTGAAGAAGGCGGAGGCGCTATCACAGCCTCACACGTTGCTTCTGCTTGGTTAGATTCGCATAGGAATACAGCAGTTACAGGAAGCCACCAGTTACTCTATATGACAAACAATGGTTCGGCCACAATGGACGAAGCTATTTATGTTTATGGGGGAGATAAAATCACTTCTCTCTTTGAGCTAAACACTTGCGGAGGAATGGTTGGAGATAAGGTGGACGCAGACATAGCTTTTGCGCATTATCGCCCTGTCAAAGTCACAATAGATGGCTTGCCAGGAAAGATATATATAGAAATGGACGCTTAGTTTCCTTACTCTGCTCTTTTATAGAGGGCAGAGATAAGTAAATTAAATCAAAATAAAATGTCCTTAGTTTTTTCAGCAGTCGCAACAAAATCAGGTATTGTTGATATGATTTATCGCAACACCAAAGCAGATACAACCAAATATCCTTTGGCTGAGGTTGTTTCTGATGTTAATGCCGCATTGGACAGAGCAATAACCTTAGCCATTAAGTCTGCCGGAAAATATCAGGTAGACGACACAAATCACACTGACTACCCGATTATTTTATTAAACTTGGTGCAAAACCAAAGAGATTATTCTTTCACAACAGACGAGGAGGGAAACTTAATTCTTGAACCTTATAGGGTAATGGTGGCAGATTCGTCTGGTATTTTTTACGACCTAGAGCCAGTTGACCAACAGACAGACAGGGGAGATGTAATGTCTATGGTTGACGGAAGAAACTTAACTGGAAAGCCTTCAAAGTACGACAAAACCGCTAACGGAATATTTTTTGATGTTTTGCCAAGTTATAGCTATGCAGATGGAATTAAGATTTTTATTAACAGAGAAGCCTCGTATTTTATATCTTCTGATACAACAAAAAAGCCAGGAATTGATGGAAGACTGCACGAATATTTGGCAATTAGACCGACAGCTTTTTATGCCGCTCGCAATGGGCTTAATTCAGCACCTTTTTGGGCTAATGAGCTTCTGAAATATGAAGGTGATGAGAGCAGGGGCATTAAGGGTCTTATTGAAAGGATTTATTCAAGAAGAGCAAAAGACGAGCAATTAGTAATGAGTCAAAAAAGTGTAAATTCAATATAATGGTCACCAACGTATCAAAAAATACTTCAAGTGTTCACGGGCAAAATAGAATGGGAGCTAAGTGGAGATACGAAAAGTATGATTTAACCTACGAAATGGCAATCCTTTATTATAACAGTTACGGGC